TGCGAAGCGGGCGCTTGCAGAGCAACGGACGCTTGCGTCACAAGTAGATCCGGAATCCGAGACGCGGCTTGCAGGACTTGCTGATCCAGCGGAAATCTGTGTCCTCGAACGAATTGACGACACTGGAGCATGGCTTCGAGCAATGATCGAGCAGGACTTCGGTGCGGACGCGCGAATGGTTTACGACGTCGCCGTGAACGAGGAAACACAGCGTGACGCCGCTCGACGGTTGGGCTTGCCGTACCACACAGTGCGCAAACGACACGAGCGAGCAGTGGATCGCATTCGCAGGGCTCGGCCGGATTACTTGGCGCCGCGTATCCCCATGCGTGCGCCGGACTGGCGTATTACGGGCGGAGATGCAGGACCGGCAGGAATTCCGCCGGATGACGCGAATGGCGCACAAAGGGCATCGCACCAGGCTTCCGCCGAGGCCGCGCCTGCCATTGGGGATGCCCGGAAGTCTGCGGATCGCCGGCGCGTACCGGGCCGTCGTTGCGCCGGCGGAAACAAGAGGGCAAACGAAGGCCGTTCCCCGCCCCGCCGCTGAAGATGCGTGTTCGACAACGAACCGGTGTCCGCCGCGTGCGAGGTCGGCAATAGTGCCGTCCCGCGCCTGCCGCTACTCGCAAGGAAGACTTTCGGCCGCAGCCGCGCTGCAGGCGGCGGTTCCCCGGCAAGAGGGTTCAAAACGAACCAGCAGCGCTGGGGTGCGTAAGTCGCATTTTCGCAAGGAATTGCCAAACCGTTGTCCCAATCCGTCTGCCGCCTTGGCTTTTGAATACTGACGGTAACCACGGAAACGGCGACGATGAATCTTGAAGAAAACGACTACCGTCAGGTGCCGGGACTGTACCGGCTTTGGGACCTGCAGTTCGTCTTGGACCGCCACGGTGACTGGCAGGTTCACTACGCCGAAACGACCGAGAATGGCGCTCCGCTTTTCGCTGTCTTCCGGCGGGAGGGCCCAGGGCGGGGGCTTCAATGAGCGTCTATCTCCCACCTGACGTCCATGAGGGGAATGTCTTTCTCACGCAGCGGGAGCTTGCGCTTCGCTGGCGTTTGAGCGGGCGCACGCTGGTGCGTTGGCGCGTCGAAGGCTACGGGTCGCCGTGGACGACGATCGGCGGTAGCATTCGCTATTCGCTTGCGGACGTGCAGGCATTCGAGGCGCGCCAACGGCGCGGGAACAGCGCCTGAGGCGTGGACCGGGTCTCCGGATACGGGAACCCAACGGAAATCGAAGCAGACAACCAGGCGGCCAGCGGCCGCCCCTTCGGCGTTGGACCGGTCACATACGCTGACGCCGCACTGCAGCTTCTCGATCACGGCTACGAGCCCATCCCCGTCATTCCCGGCCAGAAGCGGCCGGCGCCCAACCGATGGTCCAGCGTCGCGATCGACGAAGCGATGGTCGAGGATTGGTCAGGTCGGTTCCCCGACCATTCCATCGGTCTGCGCACGGGGCGGATTGTCGGCGTCGATCTCGACATCCTCGATCCCGACCTCGCCCACCGTCTGACGGCGCTCACAGGGCAACGGCTCGGTGAGACGCTCGTGCGGATCGGGCTCCATCCGAAGCGCCTTCTTCTTTACCGCACCGAAGCGCCGTTTTCGAAGTTGAGCTGCGGCAAGGTCGAGATCCTCGGCCTCGGTCAGCAGTTCGTGGCCTTTGGTCGCCATCCCGATACCGGCCGCGCCTACAGCTGGCCGGGGGGCGAGACGCCCCTCGAGGTGCCGATCGACCAGTTGCCTCAGGTCAGCCGCGACGATCTCGCAGCACTGCTCGCCGAGATGGAGCCGCTTCTGCCGGCTGTCTGCGGACGGCGCAGCGGACCCCGCAACGGGATCGAGCCGGCGGCATCGACCGGTCCCGCCCGCGATGCGCGCGGTCTTGTTATCGAAGGTCGTGACAGCTGGCTTTCTACGCTCGCTTTTCACGCCGTCCACGATGCCCTCGACACGGGCGAGGCAAAGGCGGGTCCCATTGCAGACCTCGTCTGGCGCCGGTTCGCCGAGACCGCAGACCTCGAGCGGTCACGACGGGACAGTCACCGGCGGTACGAGGTGCAGGACGCGCTGCGCAAGGTCGCCGACAAGCTGCGCCTCGCGGCCGACGGCCGGCTCCCGGCGCGAGACGTCGACGCCCCCGAGCCCGGTTACACGCCCGCGCTGATTGGTGTCGAAGAAGCCCGAACCCGGCTTGGTGAGGTGCTCTCGGAGGCGATGGCGCGCATCGAGGCCTGGTGGGGTGACGATTTCCCGGCGGTCTGTCCCCAGATCGGCATCAAGGCAACCGTTGGTCTGGGCAAATCCACCGCAGCCCGCAGCCATGTTCTCGAACTGCGACAGCGTCTCCTCGATCGCGGCAAGCCCGCCAGGATCGCCGTGTTCACGCCCTCGCATGCCCTGGCCGAGGAGGCGGCGGCACAATGGCGGGCGGCAGGGCTCACAACAGCCGTCCTGCGCGGTTACGAGAAGCGCCATCCGGTGCACGATGCGCCGATGTGCGCCAATATCGCGCCCGTGCGCATCGCGATCAGGGCGGGGCTCGATGTCCACGCCTCTGCCTGCGACCGGGGACAGGAAGAGCGCTGCAGCCAGTTCGACACCTGCCTGAAGCAGCAGAACCGGCGCGAGGTCTCGGAGGCGGAGGTGATCGTGGCGCCCTATGACGCGCTCTTCACCGGTTTTGCCAGCGACACCGGGAGCATCGGCCTGCTCGTCGTCGACGAGGGGTGTTGGCAGCGGGCGGCGACGGAGGTGTCTATTGCGCTGGACGCGTTCGGGGCACGGTCCATCGTCGGTCTGAAGAGGTGGGGATCGAAGGATCGCAACGCCGGACGAATGGCCGATCTCAATGATGCACGCCAGAGGTTGTTCAACGTGCTCTCGGATGTCGGACCTGGCCCGATCGCGCGGTCGGAGCTTCTCAGGGTCGGATTGACAGCCGATCTTTGCCGGACAGCCGCTCGCCTCGAGGAAGAGCTCGTCGAGGGTCCGGATCTGCGCCCGGGGCTTGCCGGTGGCGACCTGGTCCAGGCCGAAGAGGTCGCGATGCGCACCGAGGCGCGGCGTACGGTGCTCGCGGCGTGGCGCGCCCTCGCGGAGCTGGTTGAAGGCGGGGCCGAACACGCCGGCCGCCTGAGGATCAGGGGCGAGGGGCGCGCGCGGAAACTGGTTCTGGCAGCTCTGCAGAGGGTTCATCATTCTCTCGCCGGCAAGCCGGTCCTTCATCTCGACGCGACGCTCAGACCGAAGATCGCTCGCCGGATCCTTCCAGATCTCGATATTCAAGAGGTCGAGGCGGCAGCACCGCACATGGAGGTACGTCTCGTCACCGGCAGCTTCGGCAAGGGCACGCTCTGTGTCGATGCCCGGGCGTCAGGGGAGGAGAACGAGCGCCGGACCCGCCGCCTCGCGGAAGTCATCGAATACGTCCGCTGGCACGCGGGGCGCGGCGGCGCGACGCTGGTGATCACCTACAAGGCCTGCGAGGACGCCTTCGGCGGTATCCCGAACGTGCGAACGGCACACTTCAATGCCATTGCCGGCCTCGATGCTTACCGCGACGTGGACCGCCTCATCATCATCGGGCGCCCATTGCCATCGGATGCCGATCTCGTCCCGCTCTGCGGAGCACTCTTCGGCCATGAGGCTCGGGGCGGCTATCGGGCATCAACGGCCGGAATCTGGATGCGCGACGGACGACAGCGGACCGCTCCGACGCTCGCTCACGGTGATGAGTGTGCCGAGGAACTGCGCCAGGCGATTTGCGAGGACGAGGTCATACAGGCGATCGGCCGTGGGCGCGGCGTCAACCGGACAGGGGCGAACCCGCTCGAGGTGCATGTGCTCGGTAACCTTGCGCTGCCGCTGGTCCACGACCGGCTCGAGATCTGGGACAGCGTGGCACCGGACGTGTTCCAGCGCATGCTGCTCGCAGGTATCGCGGTTGACAGTCCGGCGGATGCGGCGGTTCTGCATCCTGATCTGTTTGCGACGCAGAACCAGGCTCAGAAGCAATTCGGGGTGGCAGGATTTCAACGCCAAAACCCTATGGGAGATACATATAGGGAAATGGCGTTCAAATCGGCCCGCTATCGCAAGGCTGGAAGGGGGCAATCGTGGCAGTCGGCATTTTGGCTGGAAGGGGCGGACCAGGACATTCGGCGCGGGCTGAAAGAGATGCTCGGCCGCCTCGAAGGCTGGGTGACGCATGAGTGATGGAAACGGCGTGGGGTGCGCTGCGGAGAAGCGATGCCCCATTCCCGCCCGACGGCGGTCATTATCTTGCCCGGTGGAACGTGTTTGTCAGAAAGGGAGGGTCACCGAGCCACCGACAACCCTCCCCCACACACATTCAGTCTCACTCGTTACATTCGCAAGCGTCGCCCTCCGGGGCGGCGCTTCTATGGCGGAACTAGCACATTCATGTGATTTTGCTAATGCTGCATTAGATAAACTGATCGTTTTCACGTCGGGTCGTAGAAGACTGGGCGCACCCTGTTCCGGGATCTCGAGCACGCAGCGCGCACCATCATTCCCGTGATTTGTCGCTCCCTGTCGCTCATTGTCATTTAATGTCATGATTACAATGATTTGCCCGCGTGCTATGCTCGGCATGAAAGGCGCATACATCCGCGAAATTCTCAAGGCGAGGGTAACGCGCAAGGCTGGCAGGGGCGGCACATGGGACAGGACGCGACAGCACGCGCAGAGGGGCAGGGGCTCAGGATCGAGCACCGGACGGTGGGCGAACTCGTTCCCTACGCGCGCAACGCCCGCACCCATTCGGACTCGCAGGTGGCGCTGATCGCCGGGTCGATCCGGGAGTACGGCTTCACGAATCCGGTGCTGGTCGATGGTGAGAACGGGATCATCGCGGGGCATGGCCGGGTGATGGCGGCGCGGTCGCTGGGGCTCGCGACGGTGCCGGTGATCGAACTCGGTCATCTCTCAGAGGCGCAGAGGAAAGCCTACGTCCTCGCCGACAACCGGCTCGCGGAACAGGCCGGCTGGGACCGGGAGCTTCTCGGCCTCGAACTGGGCGAGCTTTCCGATCTCGGGATCGACCTTGGCTCCCTCGGCTTCGAGGTGGGCGAGATCGACGCGCTTCTGCGGAGCGGCGAGGCCGACCCGCGGGAGGAAGAGACGCCGGAGCCTCCGGACGATCCCGTCTCGCGACCGGGCGATCTCTGGGTTCTCGGGAACCACCGGCTCATCTGCGGCGACAGCACCGACCCCGCGACCGTCGGGCGGCTTCTCGACGGTGTGCGCCCGCATCTCCTGGTCACCGATCCGCCCTACGGTGTGAACTACGACCCCGACTGGCGGAACCGGGCAGGCGCCGCGGCGACGAAGCGGACGGGCAAGGTCCTGAACGACGACCGGGCGGACTGGCGGTAGGCCTGGGCGCTCTTTCCCGGCGACGTGGCCTATGTCTGGCACGGCGCGCTTCATGCCACGACCGTGGCCGAGAGCCTCGTCGCCTGCGGCTTCGAGGTACGCTCGCAGATCATCTGGGCCAAGGAGCGCCATGTTCTCTCGCGGGGGCATTACCACTGGCAGCACGAACCCTGCTGGTATGCGGTGCGCGCGGGCGGGACGGGGCACTGGAGCGGGGATCGCACCCAGTCGACGCTCTGGCAGATTCCGTCGCGGGATCAGGACGCGGCAACCGTGCACGGCACCCAGAAGCCCGTCGAGTGCATGCGCCGGCCGATCCTCAACAACTCGAGCCCGGGACAGGCGGTCTACGAGCCCTTCTGCGGATCGGGGAGCACCCTCATCGCGGCCGAGACCACCGGGCGGGCCTGCCCATGCCGTCGAACTTGACGCGGCCTATGTGGATGTCGCGGTGCGCCGGTGGGAAGCGTTCACGGGGCTGGAGGCGGTTCTCGGGGAGCAAGGGGGGCCGTTTGCAATGGTGGCCGCCGAACGCGGGGAGCGCGCGGCATGACCCGGGGGGGTGGTCATATCCCTGGAAGGTTTCGAGCAGGGACCGACGGGGGAGCTTTCTTAACACAGTCGCGTAATTCCCGACCGGGTATCCCCGGACCACGGGCGGCCGACAGGCCCGCGAATACGGGGCATTGGGCGTCGTCCGGTCATCCTTCCCCGCTGCGGATGGTCGACCAACTCGGGCGTTTCCTGCACCTTGCGAGACACGGGATGCGGGCGGTCGCGACCGTCTGTGCCCGTTTCCCTGCCTGCGTCGATCTTCTCTGGCTCGGGCCTCAGTGGCTCGCGTTCGCTCCCACGGGGGGACTGCTGCCATGAGAGGCCGCAAGCCCAAGCCCACGGCGCTGAAGCTCGCCATGGGCAATCCCGGCAGGCGGCCGATCAACGGTCGGGAGCCGAAATCGCCCGGGGGGCGGCCGACCTGTCCTTCCCATCTCTCGGCGACGGCGAAGGCCGAATGGAAACGGCTGGCCGGGGTGCTGAACGAGATCGGCCTTCTCACCCAGATCGACCGGACGATCCTCGCCGCCTATTGCCAGGCCTACGGCCGGTGGGTGGAGGCGGAGCGCCGGCTTGCGGAGACCCCGCCGCTTCTGAAGACCCCGGCGGGGTACGTGCAGGTCTCGCCCTGGGTGACGATCTCCAACAAGCAGGTGGAACTGATGACGCGGCTGATGGCGGAGCTGGGTCTTACGCCTTCGGCGCGGTCGCGGCTCGCGATCCGGACGCCGACGGGACCGACGCCCTGGGAGTGGGAGTAATGGGACGGCGACCGAAGACCTTGACCGAGGCTCAGAAGGCGGAGGTCGAGACCTTGGCGGCTGTGCTGACGGCCGAGCAGATCGCGGATTATTTCGGGATCGGGCGCACCACGTTCTTTGCCATGATGAACCGCGACGGCGAAATTGCGGAACGCTATAAAAGGGGCAAGGCCCGTGCCGTCGGCGCCATCGCCCAGAGCCTGATCGCGAAGGCCCGCGCGGGCGACACGACCTCGATGATCTTCTACCTGAAGACCCAGGCCGGATGGCGGGAGACCACCGGCGTGGCCCACAGCATCGCTCCGGAACCGGTCCCGGCACCGGAGAGCCGCGCCGTCTCGGACCTCCTGAGGGAGCGGATCGACGCGATTGCTGGCCGCCTGCGGGAAGCGGCCGGACCCGATCTGATCGAAAGCGACGCCGTATCCGTCGAGGCGACCAGGTCTCGCGCGAAGCCGTCCGGGGACCGGGACTGATGCGCGGCCGCAAGCCACTGCCTACGGCCGTGCGGCGCCAGAAGGGCAATCCCGGCAAGCGGGGCTACAACCCCGCCGAGCCTGTCCCGCCCGAGGGCCTGCCCGACTGCCCGCCGCATCTCTCCGAGGTCGCGAAGGCCGAGTGGGCGCGGATCGCGCAGGCGCTCTACGACATGGGTGTTCTCACCACGGTCGATCGCGCGGCACTCGCGGCCTACTGCCAGGCCTGGGGCCGCTGGGTGGAGGCGGAGGAGAAGCTGAAGGAGACCCCGGTGATGCTGAAGACGCCCTCGGGCTACGTGCAGCAGTCGCCCTGGCTGTCGGTGTCGAACAAGCAGCTCGAACTCATGGGGCGCTACATGGCGGAACTCGGGATCACGCCCGCGTCAAGAAGCCGGGTCGCGAGCCTGCAACCGGCCGCGCAGGAGCCGCTGATGGTCATAAGGGTGATCTACGAGAGCCCCGACGGAAAAGTCCGGGATCCCGACGGCAACCTCGTCGAGGACGACGAGCGCAGCATCCGGCTTCCGCCCGGGGTCAAGCGGCTCTGACCCGACTACACTTTCACGTGCATCGGAGCGATGTACAGACCTGCGCAACGAACGTCAGGCAGGTGTGTACATGGGTTACGAGACTGCCCCAACTCTGAAGCTGGTGGCCTACGAGCGGGTCTCCACGGCGCGCCAGGGACGCTCCGGTCTGGGGCTCGAGGCGCAGCGGAGGGCGATCGGGGAGTATGCCGAAGGGAAAGGCGCGGCGATCCTTGCCCGATTCACCGAGGTGGAGAGCGGGCGCAGGAACGACCGGCCGGAACTCGAGAAGGCGCTCGGCCTCGCAAAGCTCACCGGCGCCACGCTGGTCATCGCCAAGCTCGACCGGCTGAGCCGCAACGCGGCCTTCCTGCTGACGCTCCGGGATGCCGGCGTCCGCTTCGTGGCCTGCGACCTGCCGGAAGCGAATGATCTGACCGTCGGGATCATGGCACTGGTGGCCCAGCAGGAGCGGGAGGCGATCTCGCGGCGCACGAAGGAGGCGCTGGCAGCGGCGAAGGCGCGCGGGGTGAAGCTCGGCAACCCCAACGGGGCGGCGGCGCTGAGGCGGGCGGAGGAAGGCGGTGTGGCGCTGAGGGAGGCGGTCTCGAGGAAT